AGCCATTGCCGAACAGGTTCAGCGGATGGGATATGTGAAAGAGAAAATCACAGCCGATTCAGCAGAACCAAAGAGCATTGACCGCTTGCGTGAACTGGGTCTGAAAGGAATCAGGAAAGCAAGGAAGGGCAAGGACAGCATCAACAACGGCATTGACTTCATACAGGATTATCACATTATCATTCATCCCCGTTGCGTGAATTTCATCACAGAGATCAGCAACTATCAGTGGGATAAGGATGCTAAGACGGGCAAGAAACTGAACCGCCCTATTGATGACTTCAATCACCTGATGGATGCAATGCGTTATGCGATTGAACAGATGGCAAAGGGTGATGCCTTTAGTTTTGATTAAGCAATTACCGGGTAGAATACACGGTGTCAGCAGCCGTTTCTTTTTGGACGGTAGGAAAGGGCTGTCAAATGCTTACTCCGGGGCGGTTGCAATCGGTGACCGCCTATGACACCTGTATAACTACTTTTTGAGATATTAGAAACAAATTAGTAACACATCCCCTTGGAAACATAGTGTTTTCAGGGGCTTTGATTTTATTATGCAATGAAAGGGGTGAATTGAACCGTGTTCAGTTCCTTTGTGGATGCAATCACATTAAAACTTAGCAACTTTATATTGCAAGGGGCAAAGGCACACATGACCGACTTGGAATTTCTTGAAAAGGAAATTGCAGCATGGAAGTGTTCACCCCGTAGAATGATGCAGATAAAAGGATTTTTGTATTATGACGGTGACCATGATGTAATTCACCGCAAGCGTACAATGATTGGTGAAGGTGGGGAACTTGAAGTTGTTGAGAACCTACCAAACAACAGAATTGTTGATAACCAGTATGCAAAGATGGTCAATCAGAAAGCCAATTATCTGTTCGGTAAGCCGTTCACACTAAGCGGTGAAAACACTGCATACATTGAACTGCTGAAAAAGATATTTGACAAGAAGTTCATGCGAACATTGAAAAGTGCGGGCAAGGCTGCATATAATGGCGGTATTGCTTGGTTATACCCATACTACAATGAACGAGGTGAATTTGCTTTCAGGTTTTTCCCCGCTTATGAGATTTTGCCATTTTGGAAAGATTCTGAACACACTGAACTTGATTTCTTCATCAGGCATTATGTGACGGTTGCCTATGACGGCAATCAAAGGAAGTTCATTGAAAAGGTTGAATTGTATGATCTGAATGGGGTTCACCTGTTTATTCTTGATGGCGGAAAACTGATTCCTGACATTGTGAACAATGAAACCGCAGACTTTCCGCACGTTACAATGACGGATGCTGCCGGAAATGTTC